TTTGGTGTGAAGAGAGTTACTTCATTGAAGTGGGAAACATTGGTTGGTGAAAAAGGCGCTCCGGTTATTGCTGACGTTATTTCTTTCGATGCATCCGCACCGGAGAAAACGCGTGAAGTGATCGGTAAAATGTCTGGTGATATTCCTAAGACCGCTATTAAGCGCTCAATGACTGAAAGTGAATATCAAGAATACAAGCAGTTACAACGCGATGCCCAGGGCGATTCTGATCAATTGGAACTATTAAATCTTGGTTTCAAAGATACCGATTTTGTGCATAATGGTGTCCGTGGACGTATGGAATGGGCTAGTATGCAATACATGTCACGTGGCGGAACCAACTTGACATCCTCTAACAACAACGGCATCGTAACTACGGAATTTGTCGGCGTGGGTATACCTGCTGCCAACAAAAAAGTATCTTCCGTAGATTGGGCTACCGCTTCTACTGCTGATGGTCTTCAAGATATTGAAAATGTACTGGCCGATGCAGTCAAGGAAGGTGTGTCTCTTCGCTATATTATTATGCTTACTACTGAGTTCTCTTTGCTGAAAAAGCAGAAAGCAACTATTGATAAGATTAAAGGCTGGATCAATCAAACGTCCAAGGTCGTTATCACAAAAAAAGTGATTAATGAATATCTTGCAGAACAAGAAAACCCATGTCAGATTATCACAATCAATCCGGCGCTCCGTATCGAAGATAAGAACCACAAACGTACTACTATCTGTCCGTGGGTTCGCAAACGTATTTGTTTCTTAGAGGATTTGCGTGTAGGTGATATCCAACACGGACCAATTGCAGCAGAAGATTCTGAGAGTCTGAGAAAGAAAGCCTTGATGGTAAAGAAAGATTTTGTTCTGATTACCAAATGGTCAACCGAAGAACCATTTAAAGAATGGACCAAGGGAGAAGCAAACGCATGGCCGGTAGTTAATGATCCGGAAGCGATATACATTCTGAAAGCAGACGGTAAAGCATGGGCTGCCGATGAAGCTACAGAAGGAACAGACAATATCCCTGCTAAATTCTTGGGTCAGGAAGTTGAGAAAGAAAACTTAGAAGCAGAAGACGAAGAGTAAATAGTTATGGCAACAATCAGAGAAACAATACTAGAATATCCATCTATTGAGGATATGGAAGGCTTCTTGGATAAGGTAGTCTTCATTAAGCGGGGTATCAACCCTGAAGCAGAATGTACTACTGAAAGCATGAAGCAGGTCGGTCTTTGTGTCGCTGATATGTATGCCATGATGGTAAACTCACCGGATTTCAGTGAAAATAAGCTTTCTATCACTCATCCCCGTTCTTTCTATATTCAGACTGCAAAGCAGCTGTATATAGAAAACGGGGAACCGGAGAAAGCTGCTAAACTTGGGAAACGAATCATTATCAAAGGAAGAGCTGGTAACAGATGGTAAAACGGTATCCACATACGGCAATAGTTACTATTGAGGCTAACGGGCGCTTAGTTGATGGTGAATGGGTTTCTGGGAAACTGGTTGAAATATCTGTCCCCGGACGCTACGACCCGGTAAGCGATGGAAGAATCATTCTCAAACATAATTCGGCTGGTGATGAAGCGCAAGTACATGGCTATTTCTACTCCAAAATGCAACCGCCGGCAGACAGTAAGTTTTTGCGTTTGAAAGTAGCATCAAAGGGTATTGATATACCGGTTATCTGTTGGGAACCTTATCAATCACATTCAATTATCAACGTATGAGAAATGGCATGACTCCCCTATTCACTTTTGATGAAATGGAACGCTGGCTTGAACACTTTCAAAGTAAAGCGGAAGATAAGATGCTTGTTTTCCTGCAAGCGGGTGGGGAGAAGTTTATACAGGTGGCCCGCCAAAGTGGTTCATACAAAGACCAAACAGGCAATCTTCGTTCTTCAGTTGGTTATGTAATAGCCAAAGACGGCGAGGTTGTCAAAGAGAACTTCGTAGAAAGTGATAAAGGGACTGATAAGACAACCGGTAAGTATAAAGGGCGTAGGCTTGCAGAAGAAGTATCTCTGTCTCATGCCGGTGGTTATATATTGGTTGGTGTCGCAGGTATGGAGTATGCGACAGCCGTTGAAGCAAAAGGATATGAAGTTATTTCAGGTGCTAATGCGCAATGTGAGAAATATCTAAGGGATACATTGAAATCAGTTTTTAGCAAGATTTGATTATGGATGAATTTGACGCTGTAGATATAGTTTATAATGCTGTGGCCGCTGCGGGCACCGATGTTGTGATTTATAAGGACAAATCGGAAGCAGGTGTTACTAGTGAGCATATTGTTATTAATCACCTGCAACTGAATGAACTTGACTTTATTAATAAAGTGCCTGTCAATATCAATATCTTCGTTCCCTTGAATGATAATGGAATGAACCAACGTCAACGAATGAAAGAGCTAAAGCGTAAGGTACGAAAATCGCTTGATTCAATCAATAGTAGTGACGGTGTATGTAAAGAAGTGACAGTTCTCTGGAGTGTTCCAATGCCGGACCTGAAAGAGAAATTCGCTTGTACAAATATCAGATTAGAAATTTTAATAGATCAATAATTATGTCAGGAGAAGTTAGACCTATTGCTATGGGCGTAGGTGGAATTAAATTTGGAACAGTCGGTGACGGTGTTCCCGGTGCAGATCTCAAAGATTATCCCCTTCCAACCAAAGGAAGTGTTGCATTTAACTTTGCAGATCCCAAAGAAGTTAAGATTGAAGTAGAGGGTAGTGAAGAACCTTTTTATGTTGAACTGGTGAAAGATACGACAGATTATGTCGAGTTCTCCATCCCTACTCCATCAAATGAGGTTCTTAAAGAACTGGCAGGCGGTGAAGTGGATACAACAGGAGGAAAAAATATCTGGAAAAAGCCTCTTAGTACTCCTTCTATCTCTAAAACGTTCCAGTGTGAAACATTACCTAAAGACGGTAAGAAGGTCGTTTATACCATCGTAAATGGCAAGATCGCCTCAAAGATTTCACAGGCTCCCGGATCAGAGCAAGCAGAGTTGTTGCTTGTTCGTGTATATATGCAAGCTGCTGTTACTGCAGACGGTAAGAGACAGACTGCTTTCATGCGCGAAGTAGTTACTATTGCCGGAGGCGGAGAAGCCCCAGCGAATGCTGCGAATGTCGAAGGCGGAGAAGCTGCTCCAAGTGGTGCGAAAAAATAAATAACGGTTCTGTATAGCTCAGTTGGTTAAAGCGCTACATTGATTATGTAGAGACCGGCGGTTCGATTCCGCCTACAGGAACAAACTATTGAAGGATGGAGCTGAAAGTATTGAAGGTTAGTTGCAAATAACCGGAAGTATTGCCCGGAAGTACAACGGGCTAGGCTCCTTGATGAAATTATGAGTATAAAGAATTTATTTCAGCAAGAGTCTGAATCCGTTACGGATCAGGCTGTCAAAATTCCATTCGAATTTACTAACCGGGATTCTATTCCTAAAGGAAAGGACCCCGGCAATTGCATAGTTATAAAGCCTGTCACCGTTCGGACATGGTTTCGGATACGCCCTTTCCTTCTTGAAGTCGAGAAAGAAGATCTTGATAAGATGATTGTGAAGGACGGAGAACTCAATGCAGACTTTCCGGAACTGATGAATAAATACGGAGGATTGCTTTTTGACATCGTCTGCCTCGGGATTCACAATAAGCCTAGTGATCCTCCGGAATGGTTCAAGAACGCTCTCGCAGACAATACGACATGGGAGGATATACGGATCCTGTTTAATGCAATTATATATCGCATAGGGTATCACCCTTTTTGCACCTCTATCACGATGCTTCGGAACGTGAGCCCGCTACGAGAGACGGAGATAATAGCCGCTCAGAAGAATTTGCAAAGTTGGAAGGATGCAACCAAAGCAGATTCCTAGTGATTGTAAAAGAAGCTCTAGGATTAACGTTTAACCAGACGTTGGATAGTAGCTATGGATTGATAGAGACATTACTGCAGGAGTACTCATTTGTAATGAGAGAGCGTAATAAGATTACTGATGAAGACGGTAAAGTTGAAGGTAGAGATTATGAATGGGTAGAACTACCCTCTTTTGATGATCCTAGTAAGACGATCAGGATAAAGAAGTATAACGATATAGCCGGTAAGGTCAAGGGTTAAGGTAATTTGCTGTTGTGTTTATATATTAGGTTAACTGTTTTTTTTATTAAATTGGTTTAGAGTATTGTGGTCCCTTGTATCTGTGAAGATATAGGGGATTTTTTAATATCCCCTTTTTATCTCAGCATCTACGCTATCCATCATCTTTGTTATTTCGACATTATCCCTTTCCAAATTTTGGATAATACGGGATTGGTAAGTGATCATCCCTTCAATTCTTCCTTTTTTGAGTCCGAGGCTTAGGCCTCTTTGAAAAGCTTCCTGTAGTTCTTTCTTCCGGAGAACGCTATTCACTCCGTTTTTTCGTTCATTTTCCTTGGTCATGGTGCTAATGAATGTTTGGTTTATATATTATAAGAAAAGGCTATCTTTTCCCTATTCTTTCCGACCAAGGAACATAATCTTTCATTTACACTAGGGATTATGTAGCAAAGGGAATTGATAGCCTATATTGTGATATAGTAGGCTTGTCAACTCCCCTAGAGTAAATCAAAAAATTGTTCCTTGGTCTTAGAACACTGCAAAGATGCTTATTCTTCTCGAAATAGCCAAATTTTAGCTTCTCTTTATATTTTAAGAATAAATGCTATGGGTATTCAAAATAAAGACGGAGCGTTATATTTTGCGACAGGAATAGACAACTCGGGGTTATATTCCGGGCGCCGAGAAGCAATAGGAATTATCAAGGCGATGGCCGGTGAGATCACTTCTTTTGATGTATTCGGTGGGATTGGTATAAGTGCGGGCATTGCATTTGCCCAGGCCGCCAAAGGTGCATACGACTTTGAAAAGCAGTTCCAACAAAGTATGAAAGAAGTTGCTACCCTTTCAAGCGGAATAAAGGGCAGTCTAACCGATTATATGAATCAAGTCGTAGAACTGACCCGAGAGGTGCCGGTACTTGCGAATGATGCGGCTAAAGCATTGTATCAAATTGTATCTGCCGGCCATGACGGCGCTGATGGTATGAAAATTTTAGAAGTATCCGCTAAAGCTGCCATCGGTGGAGTTACCGATACAGCAACGGCGGCAGACGGTATCACTACCCTATTGAATGCCTATAAGCTTGATGTTTCAGAAGCTGAGAAAATATCAGATCAACTATTTACTACCGTCCGGCTTGGTAAGACCTCATTTGGAGAGTTAGGCAAGAGTATTGCGCAAGTTGCGCCTGTTGCTGCCGCCTATGGTGTGGAAGTAGATCAGGTCTTAGCCGCTGTTGCTACCCTAACCAAACAAGGTACGCCTACAGCGCAAGCAATGACTCAAATACGTGCTTCCATTATTGCAGTATCCAAGGTGCTCGGTGATGGCGCATTTGATAACAGGACCTATCAAGAGGCGCTAGCAGAAGTTGCTAGACAGGCAGGAGGCTCGGAAGCAGAACTTCGTAGATTAGTTCCAGAAATCGAGGCGGTCAATGCAGTTCTTGGATTGACAGGAATTAACGTCAAAGAGGCTGCCGGACATTTGGAAGAAATGCAAAATGCCACAGGCGCAGCAGAAACAGCTTTTAAAGAAATGGCTTCTTCTGCTGATAATCAAATGAAGCTACTGGGGAATAACATAACGGCCGCCCTTCGCCCGTTAGGACAGGAAATCTTAAAAGAAATATCTGCCGCAGCACAATCTATGAACGAAGCCTTTAAAGATGGCAGTGTTCAAGAGGCATTGAAAGATATAGGTGCCTTAATAGTCGTCGTTACGACTGCCCTTGCAGGATACAAAGGAAGTATTTTGGCTGTAAGTACCGCTAAACAAGTACATGCAACAGTTACAGCTATTGTTAACAAGCAGCGGACTATTGAAGCGGCTAACTTGGTATTGACTAAAGGCACGTATGCCGTTGAAGCTGCAATGATTGCCAAAAACACATCTGCACGTGTTTTATTGACAAAAGCTCTCAAGGCCCAAACGATTGCACAATTAAAAAATGCAGCAGCGATGCTAACCAACCCTTATGTGCTGGCTGCCGCTGCATTTGCAACGCTCGGTTACGCAATATACCATGTGGTAACGGTTGAGACAGAAGCTGAAAAAGTACAGAGAAAATATAATGAAGCATGCAAAGCATATACCGAACAAGCTGATAATTTGAAAAAAAGTGCTACAGATTTACTTTCAACGATACGCGATGAGACTTCTGCAAATTATGAGAAAGTTATAGCATATAATAAGCTTCAAAGCATTATGCCAAATATTTTTAAGAATATGGATATTGAAAAACTTAAATTGATGGATATCCTTTCTTTAAATAAGATGATCGCAGAAGAAGTTCAGAGACGTGCACGAATTGGAGCACAAACCAAATTGATTATGGCTCAACGTAATTATGACTCAATTCAGTCTTTAATTGCTGAAGATTCAAAACGTGGAACTTATTCCGGACAATATGACATACAACTTGGCAGGGCTAAAATAGAAGTTGATGCAGCTCAAAAGGTTGTAGATAATATTGCAAAGATTCAAAAACAAGCGAAAGAAGAAGATAAAAAAGAAAATAAAAAGGCGGAGATTCAAAATAAAGCCTTTTGGACCAAGCAAAAAGATGATGCAACGAAAGCACTAGATTCAATAGCTTCGGCTCAAAAGAAATTGATGGATGCTGGAAATTTCAAAGGGATTGATGCTACTGTCATTACTGCTTACAAAGAAAATATCAAAAAACTAAAAGAAGCAGAGAAAGAATTAAAAGTTTATGATTCATTTTCCAAACAGGATGATAAGGCACAAAAATTACGTGAAGAACAAGAAAAATATAAACTCCTGTTAGAGAAACAAAAGTTTGAACAGGAACGAATAAAAGAAGATTCAGCAAATGAACTTGAGCAGATTGAAATCAATAAACTTAAAGAAAGCAGTGAAAAGGTTCTAAGGCAAAGAGCACTCAATCATCGGCTAGAATTACAGGCTATTAAGCGCGAAATCGAGGATAAGAAACGGAAAGTAATAGAAGATGCACAAGCTGCTTTTGAAATCAATCCTCAAAATAAAAAGAAGGTTTTTAATGCAGATGTTTTCATCAATTCAGAATCTACGAAAAAACTGTTTGCTTCATTCGATAATATAGCAAAAGAAGCTACAATCGCTACCAATACAAAGTTTGATCGCGGAGACGATTTATCTGACCTGTTGAATCAGTATCAGGATTATACAGACCAACGTCTTGCGATTGAACGAAAATTCAATGAAGATATTGCCATCTTGCAGGAACAACGAAAACAAGCAGTAAAGAATGGAGATACAGATCAAGTAGAACAGATTGATCGTTCCATCACCCAAGCTACAAAAGATAAGGGTATGGAACTTATGAATATGGACTATAATAAGCTGAAAGAATCTCCGGAATACGTTCGTGCCTTTGAGAATTTGAAAGAAACATCTTCTGAAACTCTTAATTCTCTTCTTTCTCAACTAGAGAATGCAAAAGGGACAGCAGCTAAGGTATTATCTCCGGACCAACTTCGTGAATATACTAGCACTATTCAATCAATCATGGATGAACTGGATTCACGTAATCCGTTTCAATCATTATCTGACAAGAAGAAGGAACTGGCAGAAGCGGAGGAAGAACTAGCTAAAGCGCAAATTGAGTTAGAGAATGCCCGGACCCAGGCGGAAGCAGTGAAAGGCGGTGCTATGATTGAGAACGGTGTCAAGTCTTCTAAGTATAATCCCAAGACCGGAAAGATCGATTCAACTAAAGCTTATCTAACCGAGGCGCAGGCGTTGGATAAGGTGAAGGAGAAAACGGATAACTACAATGAAGCAAAAGACAAAACGACGAAAGCCAGTGCAAAGGTACAAGCTGCTGAAAGGAAAGTGGCAAGCGTTATCGGAGAACTCGGTGACGCTTTAAAAGATCTAGGTTCAGCTATCGGCGGACAAGCCGGTGAAATTATAAGTATCATTGGCAATATCGGCACCTTCGCCATGACAGCGATGAATGGCGTAGAAACGGCATCAACAACGGCATCAACTGCAATCAAAGCGGTTGAAAAAGCATCTGTCATTCTCGCCATCATCGGTGCAGCTATGCAGATAGCAATGAAAATCTTCGACCTGTTCGGCAAAGACGACACAACAGAAAAGTATGAGAAAGCCAAAGAAGCTTATGAATCTTATATCAACATTCTTGATAGAGTGATAGAAAAGCAACTGGAATTGGCTGAAACTCTTACAGGAGATAATGCGAATGCTGCTTATGATAAGGCCCTTGAAATGATAAGGCTACAGAATGAGAATGCACGTGTTTTAGGTAAACAATACTTGAACTCTGGTGCATCCGGCAAATCACATTCAAAGGGATATACTGAAGTGGAAGATATGTCCATGGAGGGGTGGAAGCAAGCGGCAGATACGCTAGGTATGAGCGTCGATGAATTTAAAGACAAAATGGGCGGACGCATGGCCGGTCTGTTTGATTTGACAGATGAACAACTTGCAAAACTTCAAGAAAATGCTGGGATCTTCTGGTCACAACTTGACTCTGACACTCAAAAATTCGCGGATCAGATAGTGGATGGTGTTACCCAGGTTGCAGAGGTTGTCGAGCAGAAGATCACCGATGCTACTCTCATTGATATAGACGGACTTCGTTCAGACTTTCAGGATCTGCTTACAGATATGGATGCCGATAGTGCTGATTTCGCAGATAACTTTGAAGAATACATGAGAAATGCTATTCTAAACTCAATGCTCAAAGAGGACTATATGAGCCGACTAACAGCTTGGAGAGAGAAGTTTTACAAAGCTATGGATGATGGAGTAACCGAAGAAGAATATAATGCTTTAAAAGCTGAAGGCCAACAGATTTCCGATGACATGAAAGCCAAACGGGATGCGTTGGCAGAAATGTATGGATGGAACAAAGACGATGAACGTGAAGCTTCAAAGAAAGGTTTTGCTTCCATGTCACAAGACTCTGCTGATAAACTGGATGGTAGTTTCGCTGTTATGACTTCTCACACATACTCAATAAACGAAGGAGTCAAGCAAATACAATTGAGTACAGATAAGATCATAGAGAAGCTTGTATACTTATCCAGCATGGACAAAAATATAGGTGAAATGATGAAACATAGCGATCTTGTCATTACTTACCTGTCAGACATAAGTAGTCATACGGCACGCCTTGAAGCTATTGA